CCACTGGAACAGCGACAATCGTGAATATGTACTCAGATGTTGGTGGTTCTAACACCTTACAGCATCACTTTGAAGCCAATGGCGATTTGGAAATTCAAGGTACTCTTACCCAAAGTTCTGACCAACGCATCAAGCAAGACATTGTAGATAGTGGTTCGCAGTGGGATGACATCAAGGCAGTTCAGGTTCGCAAATACCGCAAGATTTGGGATGTTGAGCAATACGGCGACGATGCGGATGTTCAGTTGGGTGTTGTTGCGCAAGAACTCGAAGCATCAAACATGGGTGGTCTGGTTAAAACACGATTGATTAACGAGGACGACCCAGACTCCGGTGACATTAAGTCAGTAAAGTATTCTATTCTCTACATGAAAGCGGTCAAGGCATTGCAAGAAGCTATGGAGAGAATTGAAACCCTAGAGGCGAAAGTAACGGCTCTGGAAAACTCGTAACCTAAAACTGAAAAGGAGATCACGATGGCTGAGAAACAAACAAAAACCGTCTCGATCAACGGCACAGAATACACTGAAGACCAGCTAACCGATGCACAGAAACTAATGATTAACCACATCAACTCTCTGCAACAGAAGATCAACTCAGCAGAGTTTAACTTAGATCAGCTTAAGGTCGGTAAGCAAGCCTTTGTTGATATGCTTACAGCTTCAACCGAAGAGACCCCAGAAGAAGAGTAATAAGGTAGGTTCTAATGTCCCGTGATCTAAGTAACATTACAATAGAGAATATCTCTGCTGATGTCGTATATCCATTCTTTGCGACAGAGCTAAGGTTTGACGACAACATCATTCGTATGTGGACAGGTCAGGGGACATTAGTTCTCGAAGATGGAACTGAGTGGATTGGCCTTGGTCAACTCTTAAGTATATCCTCCATTGAAGAGACCTCAGAGATGTCCGTTAAGGGTGCTACAATTACCCTTAGCGGTATTCCCTCAAATCTACTATCTTTAGCCCTGAGTACCCCTTACCAAGGTCGTATCGCTAAGATTTACTTTGGTACATTCCAGAAGGGTAGCATACTCCAAGAGACAGGTAACTACATTCTTCTACAGGATGGTTCTAAGATTAACCTTGAGAGTACGGCTAAGGGTTTTAACGAGCTATTCTCAGGTTACATGGATCAGATGAACATCGAAGAAGCTGGAGATACAGCTACCATCGAACTTGCTGTTGAGAACAAGCTCATCGACTTGGAGAGAGCTAGAGTGGCTCGGTTTACCTCTGGTTATCAGAAGTCAGTTTACCCCGGTGATCTTGGGTGTGACTTTATTGAAGACCTACAGGACAAGAAGATTTCTTGGGGTAGAGCGTCAGACGATCAAGCAAACTTGATGGCAACGGCGCTTAATAGTCTGCCACCCACATACAGAGCGTAGTATAATGGTTAAGTATCAACAAGAGTTCTTAAGCCAAGTGCAATCCGACATAGAACCTTTGATAGAACTCCACTGGGAAGAGATAGCACTAAACCAAGATAAAATTAAGTTAAACCCTGACTGGGACGCATACTCTGATTTAGAGACACAGGGTAAACTTAAGATATTTACAGCTAGAGAAGATGATAACCTTGTCGGGTACTTTGTCGTTATCTTAGGTACTAACATCCACTACAAAGATCATGTGTTTGCTAGTAACGACATCATCTACATGCACAAAGATTACCGCAAGGGTTTCGCTGGTATTCGCTTAATCAAGTTTGCTGAGAAGTGCCTTAAAGAAGATGGAGTATCTGTACTCCTGATTAACACAAAGACACATAAGCCTTTCGATAAGGTTCTGGAACGGCTGAAGTTCAAGCCTATTGAACGTGTATATTCTAAGTTTATAGGGGACTGACATGGCTATAACTGCCTTAGCAACTCTTGCTAGTGGTGTTACCTATACCGCAGCCGCTGGTTTTGCATTTTCCATGACTATGGGTACTTTCTTGACCAACCTTGCCCTTGGTGCTGCACTTAAGGCGCTTATGCCTAAGCCTTCTTTTGGTGGAGCTAACCGTGGCTATCAAACTACAGCTATTGGCACAGCACTAGACCATCAGATTATCTATGGTAAGGTTCGTGTTGGTGGCGCTCGTATATACGATGAAGCCACAGGCACAAACAATAAATACCTCCATAGGATCATTGCTGTCGCTGGACATGAGGTACAGTCCTTTGATGAAATCTACATTAACGATGAGATTGTAACATTAGATGGTAGCGGAAATGTTACTTCCCCAAGTAAGTACAACGGTAAAGTCCGTATCAAGTTACACTTGGGTTCACCAGATCAAACTGCTGATACCTTCCTTGTAGATGAGTCTGCCCACTGGACTACTCAACACAGGCTCCGTGGTATTGCTTATATGTATGTGCGGTTAGCCTTTGATGCTGATGTATTCCCCAATGGTATCCCTGAGATCACAGCTACCATTAGTGGTAAGAAAGTCTATGACCCTCGTACATCAACGACAGTATGGTCAGATAACCCAGCTTTATGCTTGAGGGATTACCTAACGTCCCCCTATGGTATAGCAGAAGATACAGCTAACATTGATGATACTTTGGTTATTGCTGCTGCTAACGTGTGTGACCAGACTAACACCGATGCAGGTACAACACGTTATACTTGTAATGGTGCTTTCACTACAGCCTCTACACCATATGACATGATAAATGCCCTCTTGACGTCTATGGATGGTAGCTTGTGGTATGCTCAAGGTAGCTGGAGAATGAAGCCAGCATATTGGACTGCACCTGTGCTAGACCTCAACGAAGATGACTTACGTTCTAGTGTCAGTGTATCCACACGTCACTCCCGTAGGAATAACTTCAATACTGTCAAGGGTACATTCCGTGGTGAAGAAAGTAACTGGCAGACTACAGACTACCCACAAGTAACTAATGCAGCATTTGTTGCCGCTGATGGTGGACAGGAGTCCGTAGCTGATGTTGATCTACCATTTACAGATAACTCTATTGAGGCTAGACGCATCGCTAGAATTTCGCTGGAGCGTAACCGACAGCAGCTTACTGTTAGTGCTTCCTTTGGGCTAAAGACACTTCAGGTACAAGTTGGTGATAACATCCGCTTGACTAACTCCCGCTTTGGTTGGGATAACAAAGAGTTTGAAGTTATCGCTTGGAACTTTGGTCTTACGGATGGCCTTGACCTACAGACACAAATGACCTTACGGGAAACTGCTGAATCTGTATATGATGAAGTTGATGATGGTGTTGTGTACGAAAGAGATAATACAACCCTCCTATCACCCTTTAGTGTTCCCTCTGTCGGACTGTCCGTGTTAGCTGAGGCTAAGGTTAGCAATCAAAAAGTATCTAATATAGCTGTAGCTACAGTTACATCAAGTCGCCCAGAAGGTATTGACTATGTAGAAGTAGAGTACAAGCTGTCAACTGAATCAACCTACTCCTCTTTTGGTCAGGGGCCGCTGGGTGAGTTTAAGGTAAGAGACTTACAAGTTGCTGACTATGACTTTAGAGCTAGGGCTATAAACACCTTTGGAATCAAGGGTGAGTTTGAAGATTTGATTAATGTGGAAATTAACGCCTTTATTGGTGATCCCTCTGATGTATCTTCGTTAACGGCAGAATTGTCAGGCGGTACAGTATTTCTATCGTGGCCCCCTGTCCCTGATGCTGATTTAAGTCATTACGAGGTCAAACACAACTCAAATACTACAGGTGCAACTTGGGGCAACTCCACTACAATCGTTGAAAAGATTGCTAGGCCGGGTACATCAACTACAGTTCCAGCTAGGTCTGGTACATTCTTAATTAGAGCCTACGATAAGGAAGATAACTTTAGTGAGAATGTAACCTCAACCATAGTCCTTCCCTCTGAGTTACCTGAGTTGGGTCAAACTGACACTCAGACTGAAGACCCAACCTTTTCTGGCGCTAAGACGAATACTGTCGTAATATCTAGCAACCTTGAGATTGACAATACTTCTGCCGCTAATCCAAGTGGTGAGTATCTATTTAGTAACTACATAGACACAGGATCGTCTCGTAACGCTCGTGTTACTGGCATACGCACATTCACCCGTGGTTATGATAATGGCACGTTACTGTGGGATAGCATCCCTCAGAACTTTGATACTTGGCCCGGTAACTTTGACACTTGGACGGATGAAACCGCTGAATTTGGTGATGTATCTATTGTAGTTTATGTGTCATCAACTCCAGATGATCCTGCTGGGTCTCCAACTTGGAGTAGCTATATTCCTGCCAATGGGGCTATTGTAGTTGGTCGAGCCTTCCGCTTTAAGGCCATCTTAAGTAGTACAAACACAAACTTTACCCCAGTTGTATCTGCACTTAGTGCTACAGTTGAATACTAATAGAAAGGGCTATTATGAGCCAACATGACTTAGACATTGCTAATCAAACAGCCTCCCTTGCTAGAGCGGATATTAACGACGCATTAAAAGCACTTGGTAGCACTTCATCTGGCCCCGATGCCCCTTCCACTACATACGCAAATATGTTATGGTATGACACGGGGTCTAACACACTGAAGATGAGGACAGAGGCCGACGACCAGTGGATCAGTATAGGATACTTAGATCAAAGTTCAGATGCCTTTCGTATCTTTGATGACACCTTGGTGGTATCTTCTGGCGGAAGTCAGACAGGACTTATCGGAGATCAAACCACAGGTACTTGGGAAGCTGGTACAGGAACTACAGAGAGCCTTGTGTCGCCAGCTAAGGTTAAGGCTGCTATAAATAGCTTAGTGTCTATACCAGATACACTTGGCGTAAACCAATCTTACGCAAGTACAACTTTGACTACAAATACTTGGTATCAAAACACTACAGGTCGTGCCATTGCAATTTATTATCAGTTAAATACTGGCGGTGGGTCGGCTTTTGTCAGCACAACCGCTAGTGGCGGCATTATTGTTGGTGGGGCTGACGGTGATAGCGGGACATGGGATAATGGTTATTTTATTGTCCCTAATACACACTATTATAGAACAACTGGCAGTTCTAATCGTGCCGCCTCAAGACTGTCATAGGAGTTAAAATGTCTAAACACTTTATAAATCTTAATGGGGATTATTGGGAAACCTTATCAGACCCTTCGGATGAGATTATTGCTGCATACCCAGTCGGAACTGTTGAAGTAACTAAACGTCCATCTCACTTACACACTTACGAAGGTGGAGCTTGGGTGGCACCCTCTGATGCGGTATATGATGAATGGAAAGCTACAGAGGTTCGTGCAGAGCGTGACAGCCTTTTAAGCATAGGAGTTGATCCACTTGTGTCTAACCCTTTGCGGTGGGGGGAACTTACTACAGAAAAGCAAACTGAGTGGACACAGTACCGAAGAGACCTTTTGGACATCACAGACCAATCAGGTTTTCCTCGCAATGTAACGTGGCCTACTAAACCAGAATAAGGATGTACTAATGCCCTACAAACTTGGAACACGCAGCCTACAGAACCTGTCGGGCGTTAACCCTGATATGGTCGCTGTAGTTAAGAGAGCAATCGAGATCACTGAGGTTGACTTTACAGTCATCGAGGGTATCCGTCACATCAACCGTCAACGGGAGTTACTCAAGGCTGGTAAGTCAACTACCTTGAACTCACGACACATCACAGGTCATGCTGTAGACATGGTTCCTTATCCTGTCGATTGGGAAGACCTAGATCGTTTTGAGCTTATGGCTGAAGCTATGAAAGAAGCAGCAGAAGAACTCGAAATTCCTATCGTATGGGGTGGTGACTGGAAGAGCTTCTATGATGCACCTCACTTTGAACTTGACCGAAAGACGTACCCATGAGCAAAGAGATGATTAACAATAATTTATCAATAGGGTTAATCTTAGGTCTCATTACTCAAGGTGCAGCTATAGTATGGACTGTATCAATGATGATGTCGGACATCGAAAGTAACCGTGACGACATCTTAGAAACACAATCTAGGATCACAAGGCTTGAATCTGCTGTTAATACTCAGGCTGTGTCGATGGCTAGGATTGATGAGAACATTAAAGCTATTCGTGGTGCAGTAGAGGCTATGGCTAACAGGGGGCAGTAATTCAATGGTCGACCCCTTTACAGCTATGGCTACCGCTACCGCCGCCTACAATGGTATCAAGAAAGCCGTATCTGTCGGGAGAGAAATCTCAGGTATGGCTGGCACTATATCCCAATGGTCTAAAGCCGTTAGTGACCTAGACTTCTTGGAGGAGAAAGCTAAGAACCCCCCTATGTATAAGATGTTTAGCGACAATCAATCTACAGCATTAGACATATGGGCGCAAAAGCAGAAGCTAAAGGAAATGCGAGAAGAGCTTAAGGCACACATATCTTGGACGTATGGCCCTAGTGCATGGGACGAAATAGTACGCATAGAAGCACAGCAACGTAAAGAGCAACGTGAGCTGGTCTATAAGAA